TCACCTGTAAGGAGGTGATAAATTATGGACTATATAGTTCCTGTTTATGGATATTGTCCTGAACAAGATTGTGAATATTTTGTTGACATTACTTACCATCATATTATTACTACAGGATTAAACGGCTACAAAAAAGGCGTTAATCATTGTGAATATAAAGCACGAAATTCCTGTAGTGAAAAATTATGTCCTATTGTAAAAAATGCACCTGAAAATCCAGAGTAATTTATTTTTCTTTACTCCAAGGACCAAAACGTATGCCTGTTGCTATTGTCAGAACACGAAATCTCTCATATGCATAATTCATGTCACATCTTAACTTACCATTAAGTCCAAAATTATACTTGCAATCTTGACATGGCTTTCCAAAATCAGCAATACGACAATACTTTGCATCTTCCAGTAAACTTTTAAAGTGTTTAGCTGTACAATACCATGATTTTTCAACGCTTAATTCTCGTTCTCTTTTTTTAGAATCTTGCAGAGTTTGAACTTGACCTTCAAGCTCTGCTATTTTTCTATTTAAAGCCTTAATCTCATTTCTTGGATTTTGATTACTCATCAATTTCACTCCTTATTTTTTCTTATTCAGCAAGGCTGCCTTTAACTTTCTAGCAAATTCCACAGTTGCCTTTTCTACTATCCCGTCTACATCTGTGCTATCGCTGAAGTTATTTTGGACATCTACATTAACATCACCATATCCACCAGATACAGCCATCTGCGGCTGTGAGGTATAATACATTGGATTAGAGTTATCTTCTGGAACGCTTTCGCTCTTGGTATCTCTTCTTGCCAGTGCCATCATGGCATTTCTTACCCTTTTTATTGAATTTGCTGTCTTCTCCATGAGGTTTACAGATTTATTATGATTAAGTACTTTCTCTCCTCCGGTAAAGTCCACAAACTCCCATCCTCTTTCATTTATTCTGGCAAGTCCTGGTTTTGCGTTGTCTGTGCCAGTTGCATAACCTACATAGCTTCCGCCCTTGAACAGTGGTGTATTATACACACTCCCATAAGTAGATTTTATATAGTTTATGGCTGCTGCTGCGTTTGCAATAGGATTCAAGATGTTATCCAATCCCTTTACTGCATACTGCCTGAACGTAGAACCTAATGTCTGTAACAATCCAGTGGCATGTTCTCCATTAACAGCTTGCGGATTTACAGCCATTGGATTTCCACCACTTTCAGCCTGCACCAGCCTCAACAATCCAGATAACCAGTTCATGGGAGTACCCGTTATAGCTAATGCAGAACTCAACCATCCGGATACATTGCCACTCATAGCACCGCCTGCTGTAGATGTTATATCACCAATCCAATTCTTTATAAATCCTCCCATGTCCTTGGAAGTCAATCCATTTATAAATCCTTGTGGAATATACTGTGCTAATTTATAGAACACCCTGCTTGGAGAATGTATTCCAAAACCATTCTTGAACTGTGTTATTACCTTGTCTGTAAGAGTTTTAACCATGCCTGTGACATTACCCATATTGGATCGTATACCTGCTGCTATATCATTATTTACTGCAATTCCATAGATATGTCCCTTCTGTGCAAAATTATTTAAAATTCCCTTTGACGTAGCAGCAACCTTGTTTATGGAGTTATTTGGTATCTGCCTTGTCTGATCTATCCCTGTGCTTAAATTGGTATTTATCTTGTTGCCATACTGCTTAAACTGAGATAAAGCATTGTCTCCTAAAGCTATGGAAGTTGACACATTTGCAGTAGCTTTTGCAACTTTTGCTCCACCAGTAGAACCACCAACAATGCCACCGTTGGCAAACATTCTTACACCAAGCATTTTCCCTGCCTGTTGCCATAACTGCAGTCCTCGGTTTCTTCTATTAGGTGAAAGTGGGATTATAGCTTCATATCCAGCTTCTCCAATAAGGCTGAATTCTGGACCCGTTACGATACCCCCATTAGCATGGTTTTTACCGTTTTTCCTACTATTAGAAGGAGTTAATCCCGTCGTTTGTTCCCCTTTTGTCATAATTTTTTCTAATAGTGCATAAGCAGGTCCGCCTATATGCTCCTTAAACCAACTTGAAAAATCAGACCATACTGTTTCTACCGATTTTCTAGCGCCACTAAGTTTATCACCTATCCATTTTCCTACGTCAGTTGCAACACTTTTCGTAGGCTCTCCAATATTCTTACTCCACCAGCCGGAGAAACCTGTCCATGCAGTATGAGCCGCATCCTTGGCAGCACCGAATCTTTGTCCAATCCATGCTCCAGCTCTTGAAGCAGCGTTGCTAACTGGAGTTCCAACATTAGTACTCCACCACCCTGAAAAACTTGACCAGTGAGATTGAGCCCACGATTTAGCTGAACCGAATTTCTGGGCGATCCATGCTCCGGCTTGAGAAGCATACCCCTTTATAGGTGTAAATACATTAGAATCAAGCCATCTACCAACTGGAGCCCATTTCCTTTGCACAGCCTCCTTACCCATTGAAAAAACTCCAACGGTGAAATTTATAGTGTTTATTGCCCCGTTTTTAAGAGGAGTCCCGACATTTGTTCCAAACCAAGTTTTAGTATTTGACCATTTATTCTCAATAGATTTCTTAGCATCACCAAACTTATCCTGTAGATATTTAGTGGCGGGTCCTGTTTTATCATAGATCCAGTCTAAAGCCTTTTCTCCACCGATTGAACCTGCTATACCTCCCGCTATTCCACCAACTCCAGTTCCTACGGGACCAAATATAGAGCCAACGGCAGCACCTGCCTTTGCTCCAGCAAGTCCACCTGCAATATTGCCGGCAGCACCAAAAGCACCCCTTTTCTTGTCGGAAGATGTTAATATATCAAGCCCTGCTCCTGCAAGAGTAAGTGCTCCTCCAACAATAGGAATGCCTTTTATACCCTTGCCTGCAAACTTAAAGAATTTTGATGCCCTGCTTGAATTTTCTACTGCTTTAGGAATAGCTTCTTTAGCTGTATTTTTTGATTTTTTTATAAAATCATTATACTCTTTTATGGTCTTATTTAACTTCTCTTGGGCTTCTTTTCTTGCTTTTTCCGCATTTTGGGATTCGTTAACGGCTTTTCTAAAATCAGACGTTGTCTTCTTTAAATTAGAATCATTGCCAACACTTCTAGCAGCCTTAAATGTATCCCTGGCTTTGCTATATGTTTCTTTTTTTCTTGCTGCATTTTGCCCTGCACTTTTAGCTTTTTCTCGTACGCTATCTATTCTTGCCCTGGCTTCATCTGCTTGTTTTGACAATGATTTCGGAACTGAGGCACCACTATTTTTTACATTTGCTACTTTTGCCATAAGGTTCTTATAATCTTTTATGGACTTGTTTAATTCGCTCTGTGTCGACTTTCTCAACTTTTCAGCTGCGTTTGATGTATCCGCAGCTTTTCTAAAGGCTTTTGCAGCATTGGTAAGTTCAGAAGAAGTTTTAGTATTTCTTGCTTCCTTAAATGCTTGTCTGGCAGTAGCATATGCTTTTGATTTATCATTTACATTTTTACCTGCAGTTTCAACTCCTTTTTTAGCATTTGCAATATTAGACTTTAGCTCATCAATCTCCTTTGAAAAAGGTCTGGTTGAACCTTTGCGTGCTTTAGAAGCCTTTTGGGCAGCCGATCCTGCACTTCCTGCCATTTTTTCGGCAGCACTTTCAGCAGTTTTAGTTCCTTCTTTCCCAAAAGCCCATTTACCGAATTTAAATGCACCCTTGCCAAGCTTAAATCCACCTTTTAAAAGTGCTGCACCCCCAAGGGAACTAAACAGTATATAGTCCATTATTCCAGCCTTGGCAACATTACTACCACTAGGATCTTTTAAAGCATTCAAATTGGCGTTTTTAAAAGAGGATATCAATTTATCTACTATCTTGCCAGTATCAAAAGCCTGCAGGAAACCATTCGTAAAGGCTGTACCTGCTGTTGTACCTGCACCACCGGTCTTACTGCTATCCTTGCCCCCAAGTGCATCAAGGAAGGAAGTAATCCCTCCGCCTATGGTCCCACCAATGGCAGATCCAATACCTCCTGCAACCTTGTTTATCTTCGGTCTGCCAGATCCATTCCACCAACTTGAGAATGGTTCGGCAATCACTTTATCCCATGTAAGAGTTATCTTTCCCCCAAGATCAGCATTCTTCCACTGGCTGCTGTTCATCAATCTGTCCAGTCTTCGCTGTGCACTTTCAAGTCCTCCACCTATGAATGAACTTACGTTATGTCCTGCTTTTTTAAACAAATTACCAAGTTCAGTAACTTTCTTATCATTTTTGTCCAACCAGTCAGTGACTTTTGTTAATCCGGGCTTTATTCCACTCCATAATCCTTGTCCCCATGGATTCATCAATTTGTTTTCAAAGGTATCCTTCAATGTGGACATAAGACCAAGTGCAGTTTTAGCCTGGTTCTGCATCATTCCACCGAATCTCTTATTCATACCTGTGAGCAGTGCACGTATGGCCTTATCTGAACTTATCCCTGCATCACCTATATTGGCAACCTGTTTTGCAGTCAATCCAAGTTGCTCCTGGAGTATTTTAGTGGCAGGTATGCCAGCTTCCGTTAATTGAAGCATCTCGTCACCTTGTACTCTACCTTTTGCTTTCATCTGTCCAAGAGCTAGAGTAATCTGATTTATCCCGTCAGCACCTAATCCCAATCCGGAAGCAGCATCTCCTATTGTTGTTAAATCAGGAAGTATGCTCTTAACGTTCCATCCAAAAGCAAGCATCTTCTTACTTGCATCAGCTAATTGTGGAAACTCAAAAGGTGTCTTATTTGCCATGTTTTGGGCCTGAGATAAAAATGAATTTGCCTTTTGTGCACTTTTCAACATTGTTGTAAAAGCCATCTGTGTCTGCTCAAAATCTCCAGCTATTTGCATTGGCTTTATTACTCCTGCCCAGGCACCGCCAACACCCAAAAGTGCACCCTCAAGTGACGTGGCCGCTGCTATTGTCTTGTTTATTCCTCCCCTTATTATGCTTAATTCACCAGATATCTTATCCTTGATTTTTATAGTAGGGGAGGCTACCATTTTATTTATTCTGTTCAAAGATGAATTTATTTTTTCAATCCTGCTGGTGGCCCTGTCAGTTATTTTTACACTGGGTGATGCAGACATTTTATCAAGTATTCTTGCCTTCTTCTGTGTCTGCTCGAAATACCTGTCCATGGCACTTAATTTTTTCCTCGTTTCAGAATCACCTTTGATGTCAATGACCAGGTCCAAGTGATATATTTCTCTTTCAGCCAACTATTCCACCTCCTCCCCCGTTATCATTTCTTCCTTAACTTTTCCTCTGCTTCCTTCTCAAGTTCGGCACTGGCCAGATACAACTTTTGTTCTTCGGGTGGCATTTCATAAAATTCCCTGAATTTTAAATGATGCCTTACCCACAGGAAATTTATTAATCTAAGTCTGTATCTGGACTTGATGAGTTTTTTATATCTTCTATATCCTCAATTCCATCATTGTATCCACTTAAATCGAATATCTGTTCTTCAAGAGAATCCATTTCTCCTGCAAGAAGAAGCCTTTTAATAACGTCTTTACCACTGCTGGATTTAAATTTATCCAGTAACTTAGGATCGTTCCATTTCGGGGAGAGTGTAGCTCTCTCAATTATTCCGGCGTTAAAATTGTCATCATCAAGTTTATCTTCTTTAAGACGCGTACCTTCTATTTTAACTTTACGCGTATTGTTCTTCCTTATCTGTATTATCTGTTTACCTGTAAGCGCTTGAATCTTAACAGGTATTCCCAACCTCGGTATAACAACCGTTTTTGTTGGCAATTTACCCACACCTAAAAGAGTTTCTATTGCTTCATCATCACTCATATTTTCAATTCTTTCTGTATTCATTTTAAAATCCTCCCAATTATTAATTTTTATATTTTTATAAAACAAGTCCACCAGATTTATTCATCCAGTGGACTTTACTTAATCTGCTTCTATAAAGTCTAAAAGCTCATATCCTTCAAAAGTAAATGGAGTTTCCTCATCTATAAGGTCATTGGCTTTAAGATTTACCAATTGCAATTTGCTTGTCATGCAATTCATTAATCTTACTGATTCAGCACCATATGCTTCAGGATCATCCAGCTGAGTAATCAATTCAAACCTTTTGAATCCGTTTCTTATCATATCACTTGTTACCTTATAGCCTTTTATAGTTCCTGAACCTTTTAAGGTCCCTCCCTTATGTCTTGTCCAACGGTCCCCAAGAACATTAACTTCTTTTACATCTAAATCAACATCCGCAGTGCATTCCTGAACCTGTGTCTGCTCAACTCCATCTTTATAAACTCTACCAAAAGAGCCATCTACAATTCTGCTTGCATCTAAAGGCATACTTTATCCCTCCTATTGTACATATCCCGTACCGAATATTTTTTTCATGATATTGATATAAACAGCGTTCCACTTCCAATAGAACTCATCTGACTTTGCATTTGCCTGAAGTTCTTTGTCTATTTCGACGGCAAAATCTCCTATAACTCCGTCACCCTGTAATGTCTCAAAGTATTTCTTCAAAGCAGATATAACAACTTTTTGCCCTGAATCATCATTGTTCAATCCTATAAAGTCGCTTCTCTTTGCACTTGTATCTGCATCTACGGTATACAGGAATTTAACTGCCCTTATATACCCCATGGCTTCGCTCTGCCCTTCACTAATTTTCTTTAATGTATTAACATCATCTACAACTATTACATTCTGCTGCTCGTTGACGAGCACAAGCGTACCTGCTGCAAGTGCTGCTTCAACCTGCGTCCTGCTCAACTTGGGGCTTACATCTTCAAATATAGTGCTGGCATTGCAAATACTTTCCTTTATCCCCTTGCTTACAGCAAGCCCCACTATATAACAAGCAACCTCTCCAGGTGAATATTCAATACCTTCATAGATTCCACTGGTTCCTACGTTTGTAATAGCCTCATCATTAAATGCTTTTGACTGGGTATTTACCAAATCTATGTCAGTATCTTTTGCTGCACCCATAAAGCATAATATATTTGCACCATTGGTTTTATTCTTGTCCACCCACGCTTGAGCTGCTGCTTGAAGTGCCGCATCACTTACACCGTCCAGGGTAAATCCGTCTATTTTATAGCCCTCAAAGGCGGACATGGCATTCATATAATCCTCATTGGTTATATTGTCAGTACCATTGTTCCCACCTGTAAGTGGCTGATTTACTATACTAGCTATTTCTGCCATAATAAACTCTCCTTTACTTTAAATTTTACTTACGATGCTGTCGTTACCGTAATCTCAACCGTACTGTCGTCGCTCAATGTAGCTGTACCGCCAGTTATCTTCCCTTCTGCATCCGCCGTCAATGCAATAGCTGTTACATGTGCTCCTGTTGCACCAGTATCGCCTTTGTCTCCCTTATCTCCTTTGGCTCCTGCCGGTCCTGCTTCACCAGTATCACCTTTCAAAGAACCTTTATCCACCCATGCTCCATCTGTAAATTCAAATAGGTGAAATGATACACCATTTATTGTTAAATCTCCATTTATAAATCCTTCAGTAGCCCCTGGATCTGCACTTGTTATTCGTATTGTATTTCCTCTGACACCGGCTGTACCAGCGTTGTTTAAAATGCCATCTTCTATATGATCCAACTTTTCCTTTGTAATAAGGGCGTTTGCTGCTTCTGCTGCAGTCAGATTTTCTTCATCACTTTTTGAATTATCCCATTCATAGGTTCCCCACGTCTGTTTTTCATAAGCCATTTAGACATCACTCCTTTTTTATTTACCCACAACAGTTTGGCCAGTTGTTGCCGATCCGGTTACAGGCTCCGACGTTCCTGATTCTGATGTTCCAGATTCTACTTTAGAAGCTTTTATCCATACATTTTCCTCATTGCTGTTTATGGCATTTATAATATCATCAATACTTCCTGAGACTTTGAATACATGTATCTGCTCAGTACCTTCATAAAGAGTTATATCAAGCATTGATTCGTCTACTATGTTTGGTTTTACAGATATGTTAAAAGCCCTTGTTGTAGGATATAAGGTTTCAAGCTTTATAGCATCCTTACCATCATCATCTTTTAAAACAATGCTTGCAACCTTTGCATTTTCATCTGCCAATCTATACAGAAGTAATTCCTTCGGCTGTCCCAAAAGTATCAATCTTCCAAGTCTGTACGCTGTCAAGTTCATGTTTGAACCAAATTTGTTTTTAAGATCAGTAAGGCTTGCAACAGAGACAGCCTCTCCAACTGGTCCCCAATTGGATTTAACCGGCATGGCAACAATACCGTTAGTGCCCTGTGCCAGTGTATTTTCTGCTGCCCACATAAACCTGTTGTACATTCCAGGTATGCTTGGTTTTTGTGTTTCGCTCCATGTTCCTGTACCCATATTACTTCACCTTCCTTTTTAGAAATGTATCTATCAACTTTTTAAAGTCACTCTTTGTAAGTTCCTTCTCCTTGCAATTAAATAAAGCACCAACTGCCGCCTCTTTGCTGTGGCCGGTAAGTGCCTTGCTGTTTTCAATCAAATCTTCAACAGGATATTTTACATCTGCCATATTATCACTCCTTTATCGTTCCCCTGCCAGAGATTTTATTCATGACAGGAATATTTTTTCTCTTAATGCTTTCCAATCTAAAAAAATCCACACTGAGTTGACCCACTGTAAGTGGATCTGCTTCTCTATCTTCTCTTATGCTAGATATTGTCAGATATCTTCTATCAGCTATATCCAAAGGTATTTTTGTATCCTGGATCAGTTCATTTTCTACAGTAGAAATATAGTTGTTGGCTTCGCCCTTGTTTCTAGTTATAAAGTGGCACCGTATGGTCTTCAATATTTTATTAGCCCCAAACGTTGCCGGTGCGGGTTCAACCTTTAGTATCCTACAAAGCACAGACGGCACAGCAAAGTTCTTCCTCCAGTAGTCCGTATATACTTGCAAGCTTGTAAGACTGGTTATATAACTGGATACAGCTTCAATCCATGGATCTACTGGAGATTCGTCATCTTCATGCAGTGCTATAACAGTAAACTTCAAGCCCCTTGCTATGGCATCCCATTCCAGATCCACAGTATCCTGCCCTATGGTTCCACCAAATATACAGGTAAATGTCTCATTTGTCTTTGCATCTTCTATAACCTGCATATCCAATGCTTTTATGACTTTGTCACTTAATGAATCAAGATTCTTAAAAGTAGTCCTCTCTTCATACAGCCATACTTCTATGGTCCTCTTGAATCCAACTACCTCTCCATTATCAGTATCATCACCCTGTAATACTACTGCATAGGGTTTTGGAGTATCTTTTGTCGGGACATTTGGTTCATAACATTTATTATTAAGTTCTGGGATGCTGTCTATTAATTTTTGCCTTATTCCTGACCTCATATCTATTCACTCCAATACCTGATTATTTCATTGGCTACATTATTTTTATTCTTTTCCAGAGTATCTCTTAGAATTGACATAGGTTTCATTCCTTTTACTTTCTTAGCAAAATGCCTTTTTCCATCTTCATCAAGCCAACTCAGAACTTTTTTATTTACCGGCACTATAGGTCTATGCATTGGTCCATATATTCCAGTACCTTCCTCCAACCATTGTCCATATTCTTCGCTGTGAGCCAAGTATAAGGTATATTTTCTGCCTTCAACTTCCACTCCACCTTTCAAACCTCTTCTAGCATCTCCACTTCTATCCTTCCAATAAGCCTTTGATTTGGCTTCATTAACCAATAATGGTCTTATCTTATTGTCAAGCAATCCCTGCATCCCATTTAATTTATGTTCTATAAAATCATTAATCTTTGTTCCCATAAAATCACATCCTTGCATGAGTTAATCTATACGATCCAGGTCACATTCATATCCGCAGATTGTATCACTCATTATTATAGGATATACAGCTTTTATCTCGAATTTGTCACCATTACTTGTAAATTTAATTGACTGTGTTGGTTTAACATCCAATCCTGCATCCTTATCTGCAATCATTTTATACCTGCTGGTATATGAAATACCTTGAACACCTGAATTTATACTAATATTTACTGAATTAGTGCTGGTACCAATATAAATCAACACCATTATAGTCTTATCAACAGTTTCATTTTCAAAGGCACCATCCACCTCTTTTTTTACAGTCATAGTAAATGTTATATCAGTGGGATTCACAGCTATTGCTTTGTTGATTGCATTTATAATTTTGTTCGGATTTATCCTGGCCATCAGCAACCATCCGCCCTTCTCATGGAAGTTTTATATCCTGTATCTACAATTGGATTAAGTTCGGCTTTTTCCTCTAAATAGTCAGCTTCATAAATACCGGCTAAATTATTCCAATAATCCGGATCTGCGTTTTCTATTTCTACAGAACCCACTTTTATGCTTTTGTCTGTATTTGCCTTCATCAAGCAGCCTCTCCAGCTTGCTTTGAGAACATTATTATCATTAACCTCAAGCAGATTTTGAAGTTCTTCATCTGAAAATATTGGATACTGGCTTTCATTAAGATTTACTTTCAATATTTCCAAAGGTGTAAATGTCATAACTATACACCTGCCTTTACTCCTTCTCCTTCTTTACCGGCTGGATTAACCGGAGGAGTTTCAGCTTCCTTTGGAATTTCTATATCGGCATATCTGCCTAATTCTGTTACATCAGATTCTTTAACATCAAATTCCTGTCCTTCTTTTAAATACTCACCATTATATTTGATAAATTGTCTTGCCTTTGCCTTGAATGTCTTCTCTGTGGTACTTGTATCTTTTTTAGCCATTTCTTAAACCATCCTTTCTTAATAGAATTAAAGAGCAGCCTCATTTGACTACTCTAATTAATATACTGTTGCAAAGAATACCTCATCTGCCCTGTCAAAGCTGACTATAGGCATTACAGATACCTTTGTATCTACTGTTACTGGATCTTCTTTTACCATTGTTGTAACTGCAATTCCCGTATCAACTATATAAGTATCCAGCTTGGATGATCCCGACTGCTTGTCAAATTCCTCCGGTGTTGTCCCATAGACAGTGTTTCCGAGGGTTGTTCCACTCATAAGAGTTATCTTCCCATCTGCATAATATGGAATTGCATCTGCACCCTCCTCTGGATTGTAAGTAGTATCCTCTAGAAAAATAACCGTCAATCCAAGAACTTCCTTGGCAAATTGTACGTAATTAGCCTGTGATAAAATTAGGGAGGTATTCAGATTACTGTTCTTAATGTGGTTGGTAATTACAGTGTTTATTAAAAATGTACTGTCAAACGTCTTCTCTGTTAAAAGCAGCACTGTTGGTTTTGCATAATGGTCATCTGTTATAGCTTTCTGAAATGCTTTTACATCACCCACTATATCGGCATCAGGATTTGTCCATTTATCATCAGCAGTTAAAACTTCCCTGTGATTCTCAGGAACGCCATAATCAACTACTATATCACCATCTTTTGAAGTAAAATTTAACACTCCATTTTGAATTACACTGGCTCTCATTTTCTTGGCAGTTATATTTGCACCATCTATCAGGTTTGAATAATTCTCAAATACTTGGCCTAGTAATGCATTTACAAAGTTTTCATTGTTAGCTCCAATCGCATTCTGCAGATCTCTTCTTGTTGTCTCGTCAATACCCATGCCCTCTTTAAAGAAAGGTATTTCAGTAGATTTGACATTCAAGTCTGCACTTAACGCCCTCATCTTGGTTGCTGCATCAAAGGTACTCATTCTAAGTGCAACTGCCTTTTTCTTAGCCCCTTTTGCCATTTCAAGTTTTGTGCCGGTTACTTTTTTATCCGGAAACAATACTTTGTCGACTGTAGATTCTGCCGGCAGTTCTTTAATGTAAAGTGCAATATTCTTTGAACTTATATAATCGCTTAAATTCATTAGTCAAATTCCTCCTTCTATTCTCCAAAAATAATTAATTTCAAAGCAGATTTTTCAATTTCCTTTATAGCTTCATCTGCATTGAATTTAACTGCTGATTCATATAAGGCACCATGGACAAACACCGGCACTACTTCCGTAGCATCATCAGCATTTGCCGTAGGTGACATGGAACCTTTGAAGCTTACATCCTGATACACGACTCCCCATACATCTGTAGTTGTAGTAGTTGATGTAACTGGCTTTCCATCTTTAGTTATCAGAGTACCTGCTGTTAATACTTCATTGGTATCAAGTAACGTGGCCACATCACCTTTTCTAACCTTTAATGGAAGTGATATAAAATGATCCCCTGCAATTAATCTCAATTTATTTTGTTTTGCACCAATTGTATAGCTTGATTGTCTCATTACTTTTCACATCTCCTTTTTATTATTTAGCGAAATCCTCCAGCCCTTTGGCCTTTAAAATTTCAGCTTTCTTCTTACCCAACTCCGTTGCAAAATTGCTTTTTACTGGTTTATTCCCATCTGAGCCACCTCCAGTATCGAATGATCCTGTTCCATTGATTTCTTTCTCAAACAAATACTCATGTGACTTCTGGAGTGGCTCTATTTGTTCTTTTAGTCCTATGATGTTATCTCCATCAACCTTAAGCTTATCCTTATCAATAAGTGCCATAACTAACTTCTTATCCTTAACGCTATAGGCACCTAAGCCTTTTTCTAAAGCATTATTAAAAGCAATATCTCCCAGCTGTTTTTCATATGTTTCTTTTTGAGTTTTATTATCTGATTCCAGTTTTTCAACTTTTTCCTTTAAACCCTCAGTATCTTTAAATTCATCCTTAAGTTTGGTAATTTGAGTATCCCTTTCTGACACTTGCTTTTTGTATTCTTTAGCCTGCCCGTTTACCTGTTCAAATTTATCTTTAGGGATATAAGCTCCGCCAGATATGTCTTCATAATCCTTGTTTTCATATTCTTTCTGCTTATCAGCTGGAAGCTGATTATATAGGGCTTCCCCTATGATTTCCTTTAATTTTGCCATTTCAGTTCCTCCTCACTTTTTACAAAATAAAAAGCCTTATTTCTAAGGTTTTACTCTGATTGGATATAATTTAATATTAAAAATTGGTATTGTATCTGATTCTAAAGTCATGTCAAATTCACTGATTGTTTCCCATGGTACACCAAATTCTGTACACAACCTTACAGTTAATTCTTCTGCATCTTCCCCGGATAAAGTTATGTTCTTCTCTTCACCATCTTTTATAATTTGAACAAGTCCACCCAGATGCCTATTGCTAATGTCATAATGGAAATATATTTTCGTAATATCATTAAAAATTTCGCTATGTAAGCTGTTCATCTCATTTAAGGTATTTAGTATATCATCATTTTCAGCGATATCATTTACAGTAATAGACGGAGATTCATATGTCTTCTTGAATATATCCTGCTTGCATGGATAGAATTCACCATTTACACCTTTTATAATGTAGTCCCCAACACTGGCATACATGGTACCTTCTAATGTAGATATTGGAATTACCGGTTTATCTGGATTCTTATAACTTACTCTCATTTGCCCCATAAAATCACTTAATTTATCCAAGCTCTCTGCTGTGTCTAGAAATTGTACGGCTTCAATTACAACTGGCTTCTTTTTATACTTCCCCATTTGCCCAATCCTCCTTGTTTCCAAATGGATTTATAAAATCTTAATTATTTATTCTTGTTGTTTCAAGTGCGTCTTTTAATCGTTTAGCAAACTCTCTTACACACTTATTGGTATTTATTTGAGGCCCATAATATATTTCAGCCTCTCTTGCAGATTTATACGGTGAAAAACCAATATCTTTATTCCCAGTACACTCGGTAATTGCTATAGCCTGTATATTAAATAAATTTACATAAGTGACTCCATCTGTATCTTTAAGTTCATAACATACATAATTATCAGCCTGTTTTCCGCTTTCAGCCTTTTTATAGTTTTCTTTGAGCTTTATCAATTCATTTTCTTCTGCAGTACCGCCTAGGCTATTTCCACCATTCAACCAGATTAAATAATCTTTCATTTCTACCTCCTTAATTTTGGATATAATAAAAGCACTCACTATTTTCTTTTAGTAAGTGCTTTTAAATGGTAACAATAACTTCTGTATTAAATTCTTTTTCTAGTTGCTTTAGTTTACCTAAAAATTTATCTTTATAGAAATAAATACTATAATAGTAATATCCAATATAATCATCTGTATCTTCTTTATCAAGGAATCCAGTATACTCGAAAACAACGGATTGCTTATCTCTTTTTAACCAGTCATTAACTTCATTAACTAT